ATTATAAAAACATGGAAGCCTCAAAGGAAAATATGAAATCAGGAAAAATTGATATGGCTCAAATTTTCTTTCGATCATCTTGCATTCAGGATGTACACTTTAAGGAGAATGCTTATAATGCAGATGGCGTACTTGCAGAATATTTATACAAAAAAAACTATAAATTCAACTTTATAAAAAAGTATTTATGTTATTATAATTATTTAAGCAATCATATTATTTATTAATGAAAGCTATTATTGTTGGATGCGGGATCTCAGGAGCCACTGCAGCTTTTCTCCTCAAAAGAAAAGGTTACGATGTTGAGGTTTTTGAAACGAGGCCTCATATAGCAGGCAATTGCTACGATGAAATTCAAAATGGAGTAGTCATACATAAGTATGGCGCTCATGTTTTTCATACTAATATAGATAAAGTATGGAATTTTGTTAATCAATTTGCGCATTTCAATACTTTTTGCCCTATTGTTTATGCCGATACGAAAAAAGGTATAATACCTATTCCATTTGATGATAGAGGCAAAGATATCATAGGCCCTCAAACTCCAGACGACATTGTAGATTTAATTTTCAGAGACTACAGTGAAAAAATGTGGGGTAAAAAATGGGAAGATTTACCTGCAGAAATTACATCGAGAATACCTAGAATACGTGAAGGTATAAACCCATGCTACCATAAAGATAAGTATCACGGTGTACCAATAAATGGTTATGTGGATATGTTTACCAATATGCTTGATGGCATAAAAGTCCATATTGGATGCAATGATAATGATTGGAAAAAGAAAAAAGCAGATCTTTTTGTTTATACAGGTAAAATAGATCAATATTTTGATTATTGCTACGGTAGACTTGGATATAGATCTTTAATTTTTGATTGGGCTTCAAAACCAAAGCAAAAGTATTTTCAAGTTAATGAGTGCAATCAGGATAAAAAGTGGCTAAGAGAAATTGATCATTCGTTTTTTTACGATCAAAATGTTGAAAACACGATAACTCATAGAGAATATTCTTGTGAGCACGATGATACTAATGAGGCCTTTTATCCAGAAAATTACGGCGATAATCCTTTATTGTTAAAACAGTATAATAATTTAGTAAAACAAGAACATAATGTAATTTTCACAGGCCGCTTGGCTACATATAAATACATAGATCTCGATACAGCCATAGCGCAAACAATGATGAAATTAGATAGGTATTTTAATGGCAAAAAATCAAAATAAAGTCAGGTTATGTCTTTGGACTCACGTTCAAGATGAAGCTCATATCATAGAAAAAATGTTGCAATCTGCAGTAGATTATATTGATTATTGGGTTATTGTCGATAACGGTTCAATAGACGGCACACAACAAATAATCCAAGATTTTTTTGATAAACATGGCATTGATGGCAAATTATACCAAAATGAAAACGGATGGATAAATCCCGGTATAAACAGGCAGTATGCATGGGAGCGCCTTTGTGAAACGGATCATTTTTGCGATTACATTTTAAGAATAGATGCAGATGAAGCACTGCAGATAGATTATGATTTTGATTGGTCTTCCATCAAAGGTCATGACGCATATCAAATTATATATAAATCAGGCGGCGGAATCATCCCAAGAATGTGGCTATGGAATTCTAAATTGGATTGGTATTGGAAAAATGATTCGGCACATGAAACTATTCATTTAAAAGACGGTAGAGATCCTGAGCAGCCAGTATTGCCATACGGTTTTCGCCATATATCTACAGGTGAGGGCAAATCTTACTCTGACCCAATAAAATACATCAAAGATGTTTTGAAGTTAGAAATGCAGATTCACGAAAGGTTTAGAGATGGCGCAACTCAAAAGGACGAAATATACCATTTGTATTACTTATGTAGATCTTTCATTTACACAGGTATGGGAATGGATTGTGAATGGGCTTATAAGTTTTTTCCTTATGGTAAGTCTGGATTAGAAATGTTTTTGAAAAAGGGTGTTTATTATCACCAAGAGCTTATAAAAATTTTAGATCCTAATGCTCACGAATTATGGGTTTCATTGAGGAACCTTGGTCTTATCTATGAAAGATTAGGTGATCATAATAAAGCTTTAGAAAAATATGAAGAAGCTCATTCTGTCAGAAGTTGTAGGCCAGAGCCAATTTACAGGCTATATTCTTTGCACTCTTACCTTGGAAATATCGATAAACAAATCGAGTATGCCAAAAAGTTAAAAGCATGTAATTTTGACATGCTTAGCGATCCATATGATGTAGAACTGTATGCAATGTACAATATGAATGAAAATTTAAAGATTCAAATTGATGCTTTATTACAAGTTGAAGATGAGTTAACACCTATTACAAAAGAATATTAATCTACTTTTCTTGTTATATTTTTTTTAGTGTATAATACCTATAGAATATGGAAAAATTGGGTGTTAATGAATCTGCTAGATCAGGGCCAAAAAGCTCAGCTCAAACGCCAGCAAAACCAGAAGAAAAAAAGAAGGGTTCAAAAGTTAATCCTCCCGGTTCTGCTGGAACAAAGCCTGACGCTAAAGAAAAAGCCAAAAAAAATCTACAGAAAAAAGACAAAAAAACCTTAGTTGATAACTCTAAGGCTGAAATTACGTTTTCTGATAAAGTCACAAAGGCTTTAAAAAACAAAGTAGCCGAACATAACAAAAAATACTCTAAAAAAGTCTCCCTGACTCAACTAAAAAAAGTTTACCGCAGAGGTGCTGGCGCTTTTTCTTCTAGCCATAGACCGGGAAAATCAAGAGATCAGTGGGCCATGGCAAGAGTAAACATGTTTCTTAAAATGATGAGAGGCGGAAAAGTTAAAGAGGCATACAGAAAAGCTGATCAAGACGTAGCTAAGAGCAGCTACGATTTTTATAGCAATATTGATAAAGTCGGAGACTCAATGATAGATTTTGATCAGTTAGCTCCAGCTTTCTCTGAAGTGGACCTTTATAATGCCCAGCAATATTTAGACAAATTTTAAAAATGAATATTAAAGTAGATTTAAATAGCGCGATTGCCGCAGATAAACAAAATAAAACTTTGAATAAACCTTTTAGAACACCTAAAGGCCCTAAGAAGTTTGGTGTTTATGTCAAAAATGACAAAAACAATGTAGTTTTAGTTCGTTTTGGTGATCCAAATATGGAAATCAGAAGGGATGACCCTAATCGTCGCAAAAATTTTAGAGCTCGTCATCAGTGCGATAGTAATCCCGGCCCAAAATGGAAAGCTCGCTACTGGAGCTGCAAAATGTGGGAAAAAGGTAAATCAGTCACTGAATACACAAAAGGCTTAGAATCTAGCTGGGACGGCAAAGAGCTATGGGATCAAAATGAATTACTTTTGATTAACCCTTCTCTTGCTTCTGCGCAAGAAAGTGATGAATCAGACGAATGTGGTTGCGGAAATGGATGCGGATGTAATCATTCTCAAGCTAGCTCTGAAGAAAGTGTGAGAATGGCTGAATCTCAACTCAAAAAAGCTAGCGATCAATTACTTGAATTAATAGACATCATGGGCTCCCAACAAGAAGTTGAAGGTTGGGTTTTGTCGAAAGTAACCAAAATAGAAGATTACGTTGACGCTATTTATGGCTATTTAAAGTATAACGATGAAGCTGAAGAGCAAATAGGAATCACTGACAATTAAACTATTTAAAATTTAAAATGAAAAATCATAAAGATAAAGTAGAGGTTTGCTTTGCTGAATACGGCAAAGACGAAAGTGAAATCAAAGATACTTTCATGAGCTCTTGCGCTATGAATGACGAAATGTTTGTCGATACAGCTGGGATGAGCAATGATGATACGAACGCCATGTGTGCCATGCAGTATATGAAGATGAGGGCAGAAATGCTTGAAACTGGAAATGGTGGGCTCACAGAGAAACAGAAGAATCTTCCTCCTGCACTTAAAAAGGCAATCCTTGAAAGAATGAAAAAACAAGGCGGCTTAAGTGAAGAAGGCGAAAAAGAAATGGGTGAGCTTGACGCAACCCAAATAGCGGTTTTCCCCGACAAATATGTTCCAGTGAAAGATGTAGGAAATCCATTCGAGGATACTAGACCTATAAATAGAGAGGGTTACAAAATCGACGAAGAACTCAAAAGAAAAGCTAAAGAAAGTCAGCTAAAAACCCCAGATCTTCAGTCTGCTACCCCTCCACAAGAGTAACTTGGCAGTCGATAAGATAAAAAAGCTAAGTCAACCCCCGGTTTCGGGGGTTTTTTTTGTTGACATGTCTACCCTTCAGTAGTATTATGCATGATATGCCGAAACTGCGTCTTACGGAAATAATTGAAAATATCGTGGTTATCGATAAAAAAAGAGGGTTTTGGGGTAAAGAAACGAAGCTACTCAAAGGATTAATAGAAAAATATCCAGATTTAGACTTTTGGAAAAAATTTAAGCTTACAGAAAAGCTTGCAAGTTTAGCTCAGCTTTACGCATACCCTTTTGATGAAATTTTACGTAAAAGGTACAGAGATTTTCATATGACTTTTACTAAAGATCAAGAGTTAACACTCTCTGATAAAAAATTCGGGAAAGATATAATCAAACGACCTAAACCTAAAACTCTAAGAAATTTTTTAAATGGCTAGAACAAAAACTAAACCAAAAGAAGCTGATAAACTAAATGTTAATCAAAAGCTTGCAAACTTCCTAAAAACAAACCAATCCGATCATTACAATTATGAAGAAGAAGTAAATTACAAAATTTCTTCGGGAAGCTTGATGGTTGATTTTGCATTAGGAGGAGGGTTTGGCCCCGGTCTTCATAGATTCACTGGTATGAATGAAGGTGGTAAAACTTCTGAAGCTTTAGAAGTTATGAGGAATTTTTTGAAGACTGTGCCAAATTCAAGAGGTTTTTATATAAAAGCTGAAGGAAGATTGAGTCCAGACATAAAGAAACGTTCTGGTATTGATTTTACGACCGATCCAGAAAAATGGGAAAATGGAAATTGTTTTGTGTTTGAATGTAATGTTTATGAAACGGTTGTGCAAGCTTTGAGGGAAAGAGTTTTTGATAACGAAGAAAACATTAAGTATTGTTTTTTGTTGGATAGCGTTGACGGCTTAATCACAAAAAATGATATGGAAAAAAACTTTGAAGAGTCTCGCAAAGTAGCGGCAGGTGCCGTGCTTGCTTCGGATTTTATGAAGCGCGTTAGTATTGCACTAGCCAAAAGAGGCCATATGGCTATCTTCATTAGTCAAGTAAGGGCTGATATTCAACTTGATCCATATGCAAAAGGAACCCCTAGACAAACCACTGCAACAGGAGGTAACGCACTGCTTCATTTTGCGAATTTTATTTTGGAGTTTGAGCCTCGATATAAGAGTGATATGATACTTGAAAAGCCTAATGAAAAATACAGCGCTGATAAAAATAAATATATTGGTCATTATGCAAAAATTATCGTAAAAAAGAGTCCTAATGAAAAAACTAATTCTATCATTAAGTATCCTATTATTTATGGCCGCACAGGAGGCAAAAGTATTTGGAATGAGTTGGAGTTATTAGAAATGCTTTATTTATGGGGTTACGCAGAAAAGAAAGGAGCTTGGATTTCTTTTTCAGAAGATTTGCGAAAAGAGCTAGAAGAAAATAAATTAGAAATGCCTGAAACAATTCAAGGTGAACCCAAGTTCAATGCTTTCATAGAATCAAATCAAGAAATTAAAAATTTTCTTATTGAATTCTTTAGGGGTTTAATTTTACCAGATGATATTTAAAACTTTATATGGTTCTAGAAAAAAACTCAAAAAAGCTTCTTCTTATAGAATCAAATGGGAAGAAAACAGTAGAAGCAAGTTCCAAAAAAGAATTAAAGATATACTTGAGTCTTATTGGAAACATCATATTGTATTTGAAGAATTTCCAATTGTTGGGAGTAAATTAAGCTTGGATTTTTATAATGCGACTTTAAATGTAGCTATTGAAGTTCAAGGCGCTCAACACACAAAATATGTAGAATTTTTTCATGGTAAAAATAAATTAAATTTCATAAAACAATTAAAAAGAGATCAAGACAAATTAAATTTTTGTGAAATCAATGGTATAAATTTAATTGAAATACATGATGAGCAAGATATAGAGAATCTTTATGATTTTTTAAGATCATAATCGGACAGTGTAATATTTTATATGGCAAATCAGGATCATAAAACAGGGTTACCAGAAAGTTTGCTTGATCAAATTTTTGAGCACACTAACAATGGCAATAATGGGGGCTTTATGCTGGCGTATGTCAGCGAAAAAGGAGATGTTAACGTTATATCCAAAGCTTCAGCGCCCATCATAGAACTTGGCATTATCAAAGGAGTAGAAGCTTGGCTAGATAATATGTCAATAGAACATCAAATAAATTCGCAAAATCCGGAAGATTAATATGCTTACTAATTTAGAGCTTGAGCAAAGATTGCTTGCAGGACTAATACAACATCCATCTTGCTACGGTGAAATAGAAAATTTTATCAGCAAAGATGATTTTGAGGGTGATGAGAACGGTATCACAAAAGTTTTATTTAACGCTATCAAAAATTTTTGCGAAAACGCTCAAGACATTGATGAAACAATTTTAAGTGAAAGAATAAAAGCTTTAGGTATTTCTTTTCCACAGGATATTGAAATAGCAGATTACATACATTCTTTAGCACTTAATAAGGTTGCAGACACTAAAATTGCAACTATAGCTAAAGAGTTGAAGAAAATCTCTATTCGCAGAGAAATTTATGAAGCGGCTAAAAATACTGCTTTGCAAATGAAGCATCTCAGCCCAGAAAGTTCATTTGAAAAAATCATAGAAACTGCAGATCAAACTTTTAATAGGAAGATTGATCTTTATGATATTTCTGATAGCGGCTTTTCTAATATTTATGAAGAGATGCCAGATTATATCGAGGATCTTGGAAATAATCCAAAAGAAGATATGGGTCTTATGGGTCCATTCGAAATTATCAATGATCTTTACGGATCTCTTTTGAGGCCGGGAAACATTACAGTTATTGTTGCTCGTTCTGGCGTTGGTAAAACAAGGTTCTGCATGGATTATTGCACCAAGATAGCTAGAATGCATGATGTTCCAGTATTGCATTTTGATAATGGCGAAATGAGCAAAAATGAATTAATGATTCGCCAGTGCTCAGCTTTATCGGGTGTTTCAAGTCACCTACTGGAAACAGGCCAATGGAGAAAAGCAGGAGAAAATGTAGTTAGCAAAGTGAGATCAGTATGGAAAGATATTAAGAATTTAAAATTTTATTATTATCCTGTTGGAGGGTACAATGTAGAAAAAATGATAGCTCTGCTAAAAAGATTTTATTTTTCTAAAGTAGGCAGAGGTAAAAAAATGGTCTTTTCTTTTGATTACATTAAACCTACAGACGAGGCAGGAAAGAGCGAGTGGCAAAGTGTTGGCGCGATGGTTGACAGATTCAAAAGAACTATTCAGAGGGAAATTTTATGCGATGGTGAGCCTGTTATACCTATGATAACAAGCGTACAAAGTAATCGATCAGGAATCGTAACAAACAAACAAGCAAGAGACGTTAACGATGACGAAGGTATTGTTAGTTTGTCAGACAGAGTGACTCAATACTGTTCGCATTTGTTTATTTTGAGATCGAAAACTTTAGACGAACTCGCTGAAGAGCAGCAAAGATTTGGCACCCATAAATTAATCGCTCTGAAAACTAGGCATCTTGGTAAGCTATACAAAAGGGCTACAACTCCAATCATTATGCCCGATACAAGAGCGGTTAATAATTGTATCCATTTAAACATGGAAGGTTTTAATGTAGAATGCGCAGGAGACCAAGAAGATTTGAAGAATTTCCTTGAGACTGGAGCGCAATTGCAAGATGATTTAGATCAAGGTAATCCTCCTGATGATTTTCCTACTCTTGACTAATGGACACTCAAGATATAAAAGAGTCTTTAGAGAATGCTGGATTTGTCTTGAGGGACAAAGGTAGCTATTGGAATACTAATGCCATATGGAGAAATGGTGACAATTATACAGCAATTCAAATATATAAAGACACAGGGGTATGGAGAGATTACGTGGAAAGAGGCAAACCAATGCCTTTTGTAGCCCTGATGAGCAAAGCTCTTGGCACCAATAGTAAAAAAATTCTATCAAAATACATAGTAGATTATAATAAAAAAAGTTCTTATGATATTTTTGAAAATAATGAATTAAAGCCTAAGATAGAAATGGAAAAAGTTTACGATATAGAATTACTTAAAGACTTTTTGCCTCATTATAAGTTTTATACTAAAAAATCTATTTCTAAAGAAACTCTCGAATTGTATAAATCAGGATATAGTACAAGCGGCAAGATGAGCAACAGGTTTGTGTTTCCAATTTTTAAATATCATAATAATTCGAAAATCATAGGTTTTAGCGGCAGGAGTATGTTATGGGAAAAAAATCCAGACATACCTAAGTGGAAGCATATAGGCAATAAAAGAAATTGGATATACCCTTTATGTATTTCAGATTATTTTGAAGCTTCAGTTCGTCAAAGAGAAGAAATAATTATAGTTGAATCTATAGGTGATAGTTTAGCTTTAACTGAAAACGGTTTTTTTAATCATATCGTTACGTTTGGTCTTGATTTAAGCAAATTTCAATTGATGACATTGTTATCATTTGCCCCTAAAAAAATAATTATATCACTGAACAATGATCAAGCGAGTAATCAAAATAATGGTAAGATAGCAGCAATAAAACATTTTATATCTTTGATGGATTTTTTTGATTTAGATAAAATTCAAATCAATCTTCCTTCTGAAAATGACCTGTCTGATTTGCACATGCATGGCAAATTCGATGAATGGTCGAATAAAAAGATAGATCATAAAAAACAAAAAAAATACATATATGAGTTTATCAAAAAACAAACTAATCGCGTTCATTTCTTAGCCAAGAACGCAATAGATAAAAAAGTTAAAATTTTTGCGGATTATTTTGATGAATTAGATTTCTAATGAGTGAAGTAAAATTATCAGCTAGCAGAATAAAAACTGCCAAAACATGCAGCTGGCTTTATTGGGTTAAATATCACCTAATGTTGCCAGATAAAAAAAATGACGGCTCTTCTAGAGGGGATATTTGTCACGATGTTTTCGAGTTTTTAGGTAAAAAAAATAAAAAAAGGCTTTCTTATTATTCTGAAATTATAAAACAGAAAGATGCGTTTTCTGTACCGTCAATAAAAAGGTATATTTTATCTCAAGCTGCAACAAAAAATATCGATGATCAAGAAAATCTTAATTTGATCAATGATATGATTGTTTCAGGGCTGGAGTATGATTTTTACGGCAAGGATTTCGGCAAACCCACAAAGTCTTATTCGGAGTATGAGTTTGATATATCTGTAGACAAAAAAAATAAAAAATACCGAATTAAAGGATTTATAGATAAACTATTTTTGTATAAAGATAAAAAAGTTGCGCTCATACGAGACTTTAAAACAAGCAAAAATGTATTTGAAGGTAAGGAGGTTTCTGAGAATTTGCAGGATTACATGTATTGCTTGGCAGTCAGACATTTGTTCCCTGAATACACAAATCGCAAAAGTGAGTTTGTTTTTCTCAAGTTTGACCTTAAGTCTGGCGATGACTCGAAAGGTCTTCTGAAGATGAATAAAATTGCAGCCGCAGACCTAAATAAGTTTGAAAAAAATTTGACTGATGTCCAGACATATTTGACCAAATTTAACCGCAGAATGGCTAAAAGCAATTATGCAGCAGATCAAAAAGTAAAAAAAGAAGACGGTTTTGCTGGACAAATAGTTTGCGGTTTTGCTAGATATAGAGGGCAACCAAAGAAGAATGGTGATCCTATGTGGCATTGCGCTTACAAGTTTCCATTTGATTACTATGCTCTATACGATGAAAATGAAAATTTGGTCAAAACAACTTTCATCGAAGATTACTATAAGTTAATCAAAATCAAAAAATCTAATTGGATCATTAGAAAAGAAAATTATCAAGGTTGCCCAAGATTTAATAGTACAGAATATTGATATGATTCCATTGTTTAAAACTCATTACAGTATAGGTAAATCTATACTCACATTTAACCCTAAGACTACGGAAGGTGGCCCAGACAGCGTTCTTAAAATAGCCATAGAAAATGGTTTAGATAAAGTTTTCTTGGCAGAAGATAATATGCATGGTTTTTTACAGTGCAAAAAGCTTTGTGATGAAAATGATATTCAATTAGTTTTTGGTTTAAGGTTGCAGATATTAGAATCAAAAGATAACAATGAAAATCATAAAGTAATTATTTTCGGAAAAAACGATGAAGGCATAAAAAGGCTGTATAAAATTTATTCTTATGCTTTTTGTGAAAACGAAGGTTTCGCTCACTTGGAGGATTTAAAAAAATTCTGGGATAATGATTCATTATCTCTATGCATACCATTTTACGATTCTTTTATTTATTATAATAATTTTACTTTTGATAAATTCGATCCGCCTATTTGTGATTTTGGGGATGTAACGTTCTTTATTGAAAATAATGGTTTACCTATCGATAACTTCTTAGCTGAGAAAGTAAAGAAGTATTCGAATACTTATGCTTTTAGTTTTGAGTTTGTTAAATCTATATATTACAACAAGAAATCTGATTTCAAAGCTTTTCAAACCTTCAAGATTATTAATAACCGCAAAATGGGCAGGACATATAGTTTGGAGCGACCAGAATTGTCTGGTTGTAGTAGCAATGAATTTTGTTTTGAAAGTTGGCTAGAAAATGAAAGAGAAGCTTTATCTATCACCTAAATTATACGTAGGTAAATCTCCTATACACGGCTATGGAGTATTCACAAGTGAAGATTTGAAAAAATCTGAGATTGTTGAGCAGGCCTATTATATAATTCCTAATAATGAAAAATGGGAAGATTTAGACGCAGAATTTGTCAAGTATTTTTTCGGTGTTCCCTTTTTGCAAGATCATTATAAAGATTTTGCAGATAAACACGAAGGTGTGAAATTTTTACATGTAACTCGACCAATATGCGTACTAGGCTTTGGAATGATATACAACCATGACCAAGGGCCAAATATTGATTATACTATCAATGAAAGAAGTCGAATAGTGCAGTACAAAACAAATCAAAGCGTATCTGCTGGATCAGAATTGAAAATAAAATATAACCCTTACATACAATTTTAAATGTTAAACAATTTACTCAGGTTCAACAAAAATCAAAAGTATATCGTTTTTGATTTTGAAACAGAAAGTCTGAATCTTTTTTATAACAAACCTTGGCAACTTTCTTTTGTAATCGCTAATGGCAATAAAGTCACAGAGGAGCACGATTACTTTATTGATTGGCCTGATCTAAATGTTGGAGAAGAGGCTGCAAAAATCAATCACTTTAATTTGTCAGACTATAACAAGTCAAAGCGGGATGCAAAGAAAGTCCTTGATTGTTTTGAGGGGTTTTTATATAATAAGGAGTACCTTATTGTCGGGCATAATATCATAGGCTTTGATATCTACATCCACAATATTTATCGAAAACTATTGGGAAAATCATCAAATTATACATATTTAGAAAGGCTTATAGATACTAATTGTTTATCTAAGGCTATTAAACTTCAAATCCCTAAGAAGAAAGATGAATCGGTTTTTCAATGGATGAGCAGGTTGAACTATTTCCATAAACGCGGACTTAAGACTTCTCAAAAACAAATGCTCAAAGAAAATAATATAGATTTCAAAGAAGAACTTTTACATAATTCATTATATGATGTCCAAATGAATTTTGAACTTTTCCGTAAGCTTATTTACCAAATAGACATATGAAATTTGCAGACCAGTTTGAAAAATACGATGATTGTGCTCCAGCAGGAGTATTACTTCCAAATATCAAAATTGAAGATAGATGGTATGATACTCTTAATTTAAAAAAAGGCTGTGATAATTTTACATTTATAAAAAAATTATGCAGCAAATATTTTGTTGATAAAGGTTTAAATAATAAACCAAACAGGCAGGACTATATAAACAGGGCTCAGCAAGAATTAGATATCCTTAATGAATTAGGCTTCATTGATTATATATTGTTAAACTGGGATATTCTTAATTGGTGCCACGAAAATAATATTCCTACTGGTCCCGGCAGGGGAAGTGCAGCAGGATCTCTTATTTTGTATTTATTAGGTGTAACTAAGGTAGACCCGATTAAATATGGATTATTCTTTGAAAGATTTGTTTCTAAAAGTCGGGCAAGAAAGATTAAGAAAAATGGAATTATATATCTTGATGGGAGTCTTCTTGCTGATGTGGATAATGATATTGCATTCGATAGGAGGCAAGAAGTAATTGAGTATATTAAAAACCGACATCCCGAAAGAACTTGTCGAATCTTAAATTTAGTAACTCTTAGTAGTAAAATCTGCATCAAAGAGGCTGGTAAAATTGTATCTTGTTACTCTGAGCAGGATATGAATGAAATAAGTGATCTTATACCCGTTCAGTATGGTAAAGTAAGAAAACTTGGAGAATCTATTCAAGAAAGTGATGAATTTGCAGCTTGGGCTCACCATAATAAAGAATGCTTTCAAATAGCTAGAAAAATCGAAGGTTTGATTAAAAACACTGGAGTTCATGCTTCTGGCATAGCTATTTCACGACAAAAGCTAACAGATATCTGTCCAATTCAAAAAACCAAAGATGGTGAGCTTATTTCGTGCTACGATATGAACTGGATAGCTGAGCTTACAGTTAAGTTTGATATTCTTGGACTTAAAACCCTTACAGTCTTGCATGATGTCTGCCAGCAAACTGGAGTTGATTTAGATAAAATCAATATTGATGACCCTGATATATACGATAATTTTCAAAACCTTGAGTCAGGGCAAGGATTATTTCAAATTGAAGCTGATACTAATTTTGAAGTTTGCAGAAAAATCAAACCTAAATCTTTAGAAGATGTTTCTGCTGTTGTCGCTATTGCTAGACCGGGGGCTTTACAGTTTAAAGATGATTACGCCACTTATCTAGAAACGGGAGAGTTCCAAAGTAAGCATGATTTTTTCGATGAAGTTTTATCTTATACTGGAGGTGTAGCCCTTTATCAAGAGCAGCTTATGAAAATGGCTGTTAAGATAGGATTTAGTTTAGATGAATCAGAGCAGCTAAGAAGAATTGTTGGCAAAAAGAAAGTGGATCAAATGCCAGCTTGGAAAGAAAAGATTTCCCAAAAAATCAAAGAAAATAATCTCGATACTGTAATTGGTGATATTTTGTGGAGCGTAGCAGAAGATTCAGCTAATTACTCTTTCAATAAATCTCATAGTATTTCATATGCAACTTTAGCAGTATGGACAACATATATGAAGTTCAAGCACACATTACCTTTCCTTATTGCGTTGCTTCGAAATTCTAAATACGAACAAGACCCTTATGAAATCATAGACAAGGTTTCTAAAGAGGCCTCTAAATTTGGAATCAAAATTTTACCTCCAGATTTAGCCAGAAGTAATATGGATTTTACCATTGATGGCGACAATATACGTTATGGTTTAAATGCAATCAAAGGTATTAGTGAAAAAAGCTTAGAATCAATCATTGAATTCAGAGGAGCTAAAACTACAAATAAATTTGATGTCTTTCTAGCTGCAAAATCAGCTAAAATTAACATTGGCATACTCAGCAGTTTGATACAGGCGGGAGCTTTAAGTAGCATCAATGATGAAAGAGCCAGAATGGTATATGAAGCTCAGATATTTAATATTTTAACAGATAGAGAGAAAAGAAACTTCATTAATTTGGGAGAAAAACACAATTATGATATTTTTAGCATATGGACCAACGAGATTACAAATGGCAAAAATATCGCTGCAGATGGTAAGGCCTTAGTTTCAGAGAGAAGAAAAGAGACTATAAAATCTAAATCAGAGCAGTATTCCTTGATTTTCCAAAAGAATAAGCAGCATAAAAAATTCGCAAATTGGTTTTTTGAACGTAAATTATTAGGGTATAGTTATAGTTCAAGATTGAAAGATTTGTACGACAAAAGCTATGGATATATTGGTATAGAAGAATTTGTAAGTGAACCACAAGGTATTCAAGGCAAAATAATTGGGATTGTTAAAGAATGCAGGGTAGCTAAAAGCAGAAATAGCGGCAAAAAATACTGTAAGCTTATCGTAAGCGATGAAAAAGCAGAAATTAACTGTTTTATATGGCAAGAATTGCTTGACGAGTTATCCGAAAAAGGTAGTATACCTAACAAAGAAAATATTGTTAGTGTTCGCGTTAGAAAGATGGATGGTAATGGTTGTTCAGTTAACCAATTAACCACATTGGACGAACAAATTTACATGAAACTATCTGATTTAAGATGACAAGCAAATTAACACCAAGATCAAAATGGTTTATAGATAAAGCAACTGAAGTAGCTAAACAGCTAAATCATGCTTGCTTAGACATAGATCACCTACTTTTAACTTTTTTGTTTTGCGAAGACGCTAAAACAATCAGAATTTTTCATGAAATAGATTTTGATTATGAATCAATGCGTAATTGGATGACTCATAATTATTTTGAGAAGAAGAAGCGTAAGCCTAAAAAGTTTAATATTAGCCCTATTGTTGATCAAATAATTAAAGATGCTACTGAGTTTGCTCAATTATGCAATTCAGATTGGGTTGCAATTGACCATATTTTTATTGGAATTCTTACTAATGTTGATGAATTCCATAAGGAAATCAAAAACATGTTAAATTTTGATTTCGAAGTTTATAAAGATAAAATCACAAGATACTTTAATGGCGAATCATTAATGTTAAAAGCGGATTCGACCAAAGAATCTAACAAGGGCACCTCAGTTTACAAGAATCTCAACAAGCATGGAGAAAATTTAAATGATAAGTGTGCAGCTTCTGATTTTATTCTAATCGATAGAGATGATGAGCTAGAAAAAATACAATGCATTTTAAATAGAAGATATAAAAATAATGTTTTGATTCTAGGTGAATCCGGTGTCGGCAAAACTTCTATTGTTAAATATCTTGCCCATAAAATAGCAAATGGCAGTTGTAGTCATTACTTAAATAATAAAGTAATTTTCAATTTAAATCTTAACTCTATCGTGTCAGGGTCTAAATATCGCGGTGATTTTGAAGCCAAATTGGAAGCTATAATCGAAGAGGCCAAAGATGAAAATATAATTTTATTTATTGATGAAATACATACTTTAGTAGGTGCAGGTGAAGCAGAAGGATCTCTAGATGCTGCAAATGCTTTAAAACCTTATTTGTCAAATGGAGAAATTACAATTATCGGTGCAACTACCAATCAAGAATATAGGAAAAAGATTTTTCAAGATAAAGCTTTAGCTAGAAGATTTGACACAATACATCTTTACCCACCTTCAAAAGCAGAAACAGAAAATATTCTTAAATCTAAAAGAGATATATTAGAAAATTTTCATTTAATTAGCGTTTCAGATAGCATACTTGATGATATTATTAATTTGTCTGAAAAATACATTAAAGATACAAACTTCCCAGATAAAGCTATTGATTTGCTAGACCTTAGCTGTAGTTTCTCTAAAATATCTCATATTAAAAAACCAAAAGCTTTAATTAAAAAAGAGGAGGATTTAGTTGTAAATTTGGTAGACTCCGTAGCCTCCTCTACGGAAGATAAAATTAAACTACTTGATTCGTATAAAAATTCTTATCAAAAATGGTGGAATAAAATTAATAAATATAGGTACCCTATCACCATAGAGGATGTTTTAGGGGCTTTATCTCTCAAAACAAGCATTCCAAAAGAAAAGTTTTCTAATGATAATTTGCATAAATATATTCATTTGGATGACATCTTGAAGGCTAAGATTTTTGGCCAAGATGAAGCTGTATCTAAAATATGCAAATCATTAGTTAGGCATAAAACGGGGCTTAAAGATCCAAATAAACCTATTGGTACATTTTTATTTTTAGGCGCTACGGGGGTAGGCAAAACATATTTAGCTAAAACTTTAGCTAAAGAATTTTTTGTATCTGAAAAAAGTTTTATCCGGTTCGATATGTCTGAATTTTCAGAGGAGAGCAGTGTATCAAAACTAGTAGGGTCAAGCCCGGGGTATGTAGGGTTTGAAAGTGGGGGATTACTAGTCGAACAAGTTGCAAATAATCCTCATTCTATCGTTTTATTTGATGAAATTGAAAAGGCTCACCTTAAAGTTCAGCAGGTTTTATTGCAAATTTTAGATGAGGGCCAACTCACAGATTCTATGGGAAGAAAAGCTAATTTTACTAATTGCATTGTTATTGTGACAGGTAATATAGGATCTCATCAGTTAGTTAAAACTCAAAAGCTTGGATTCAATTCCTCTTTTTCTGAGGACGATAAGAAAAATGAGGCGTTTGAGCTATTAAAGAAAAGTATGCCTTTGGAATTAATAAATAGGTTTGACGAAATTGTATTTTTTAATAATTTAACCTCTTCAGACATGAAGGGTATTATTTCCAAAGAACTTCAAGCATTTTCTTTGACAGGGGAAAACTTAGGTTCTGCTAAAATCAAATATTCAAAAAGGCTTATTGATTTTATTTATTCCAAGATAGAAAAGCAGGAATTTGGAGCTAGAGAAGTAAAAAGGATCATCCATAAAGAAATTTTAGACACTCTTTCAGATTACATTATAAATCATCCAGATGAGAACTTGTACAATGTAAATTATGACAAAAAATTAAATAACATTGTGATAAAATCTTCTAAATAGTGTAATTATGTTAGATGGGCGTCGAATATCAAGGCAATAATCCAATGATGCTATCTCAGATAATTCATTCTGAGACAGATACTGGTTTTTTGGCTACAGGTTATAAGCCTCAAATAACAGGCCTTTTATCCACAGGTAACATTGCTGATGAGGCTGTGTTAAGAGGTCATATTGGCAGAGAGTATTTTAGAACTTTATATTATCATGATCTTTCTGATTATATAACCGATGATTACGACGAAGGATTTAGACCTTTAACTTTTACTGGCCTTTACAGCTAATGCCTCTACCTAAACCACGCAAAAAAGAAGATCGCAATGAATTTGTTTCTAGATGCATGTCTGACGATATAATGCAAAAGGAATACAAAGATAATAAGCAGCGAGTAGCAGTATGTTTGACACAGTTTCGTAATATTGAAAAATCTAAAGGTGATGCTAGTTGGGACGATGTACGTAAAGGCGATACATTAGGATTATCATAATGGCCATACCTCCAAATATTTCCAACGGATTTGAAACTTCTCCCAGCAGAAATCATGCTGTAAATTTTAATTACGTATGGGACGAAGCTAACGAATATTGGACTCCAGAAAAGAGAAGTTTTTTAGGTTATAATTCAATTGTTGGCCAAGCAAAAAATTATATACATAAATTTGGAAGTAATCCTGATGTATCTAACTCAGTTAGCGCAATTACTCCAGAAACAGTATGGGACGGCTCTATTGAGTATACTTTCCCCCCTGATGCAGGGACAGGAATACAAATAAAATCATCTCAAGCGACAGATTCACAAGAATTCATTGTCCAAGGTTTAGATGAAAATTTTGAAAACCAATATTGGACAGGTAATTTAAATGGCACAAATGATGTAAATATAGATGGAACTTGGAGTAGGGTTTTTAGAGCTTTTAATAATGGAACAAGCGGCATCGCAGGTAGTATTGATATCCACGCTAGTGGCGACGCTTCGACTGTTTATGCCAAAGTATTAGCAGGAAATGATCAAACATTAATGTCTATTTATACTGTGCCTGCAGCTTGCACCGGTTATTTATTAGGGTATCATATGTCCGCCAATAATCCGGGCAGCTCAAGTGAAATTGGGTACACAACCCAAATCAAAACAAGGCAATACGGAAAAGTGTTTCGTGTTCAAGAAGTTACATCTGTGACTACTAGCGCTTTTGCTCAAAATACTTATCCATTTCCATTACAACTACCTCCAAAAACAGATGTTATCGTAAATATTGTATCATCAAATGGTAATAATGGTGCTATCAATGCTGATTTTGATATTGCTCTTCTTTACTAAATCCATTTTTCTATCTGTTCAGTTGGCAAATAAAATTTATCAGTTCCATGTAGACAGCATGGGTATATTTCATTATCTTCAAATACTGATTCCACTGAAAATAATTGGCACTCATCAAATGTAGGTAATTTGTACCTCATGTCTCGCATTCTTCTTGTAAAGAAGACATCTTCTGGTTCAATATTTTTTCCATCATAATTTCGTAAACATTCTAATATTGATTTCCTTTTCCTGAGAGAGCATCCGCCGTTAATATCAAATATAGATAAATCTTGGCTTAAATGCCCACATACAGCCCCTATAAAATCAAAATCAAAAGCCTTGGCTTCAATAGGACGTAAAGCTAAAGCATCAGTTTGGAATATTAAGATATTTTCCTCTTCAAACATTTCCCAAAAACTAGGTGTCTTTAGTAAATGATTGTAAAAGGATATAAAAGGCGTAACGGTATCTCTTTTTATCAAAAAATATTCTAAATTTTTTATATGCTTTTTTGTAAAATCTATTGTTTCTTGCGTTCCTATGAGATAATAATTAAAGTTTTCGTTTAAAGCTGCAAAGTTTTTAATGACCAAAGGAAGCTGCCATGTTGGTCGAGTTTCAACTATAATCGCAGCATTTAAGCAGCTTTTTTTATTTTTTGTTTTTTTGTTGAATTTTTCGAATTCACACAAATAATCTTTGTGTATGTAATGCATACATATTATTTATATAAATAAACATTTTTAAAGACATGTCAGAAGAAAACAAACAAACTATTGGAGATATTAAAACTAGATTAGCTAATCTTTTGATTAATCGTGTTACACTCAGTGAAACTTTAAATTTACTACGTGACGCTTGCGTTAAAAGAGCCTCTGATATCATTGACAACGCAACTGAAGAAGAACTCAAGGGCATCGAAAAAGATATTGAAGCTTTCGAGAACCCTCCAAAACCTGAAAATACAGGCGACCAAGGCGACCAAGGCGACC